ATCTGAAACTATGGTAAGGTCTCCACCTTCGTCTATATAGTCTTTTAAGATTTTATAAACTTCTAAAAATGCTCCCAGTTCTGCAGTATTATTCGAATGTTTATCACCATCTACCACTTTTGACAGATTTCGTGAATCACCTTCACCAAAAAACACACCCATACCCGATAGGGCATTTGACTTTCCATTGTGAATACACGAACCATCTGTATATACGAACATATTTGTATTTATGTTTAAAGCTTTATACAATCAAATAAGTTGTGAGTAAGAACCACCATGTTTTGTGATAAACAGTTTTTGTGATTTATTATTTTGTATATTGTTGTTAAAATTTTTTACATTTTTTTCGAGAATACATAATTTATTCTTTATATTTTCTTTTTCGTGTAAGTATCTTTTTATAAGTTCACGGTTTTTGTCATACCATTCATGTATTTCACACACTTCTCGATCTATGTTTGTGTACTCCTCGACAAACTTATAATTAAAATTCATACTCTTCATATCTAATGCAATTTCATCAAGTTTATTCTCGATTGTATCACAACGATCTTTGATTTCTGCGTGATCTTCGTCCATGATTACTTAAACCATATATTTTTTATTTCGTTAAGTTGGTTTTTTGTAATTTCATTCCAATTTGTTTTTGTTTCCAATTTATAAACATGTGAAAAATTATCTCTTATATTTGCCGTGATGTAAATATTATCATTTTCTTTCCAACAGCTGACTGGATCTTGAATGGTATGTCTTAAAATTTTTTCTCCATTTTGATATTGGATAGGTTCACTTATGTATTCCAATTCAAGATTATTGTTTAGTTTTGTCATATGTGTCATATGGAAAAATCCAGGTCTGTATTTATTGTCGATTTTAATACGACTATGAGCAAATCCCAAATACCCATCATCTACTTTTAACAAATTTGAACCACCTCTTATATACGTAAGATGCGTCTGAAAAGGAAGTTCACCCTTTACAACATCACAAGAACCTGTTAAAACGTTACACTTTAATATTATAATTGGATCGTAATTATAAACAAAATGTAACTCATCATTATATTCGAATGGCGCCCAATTCTTTTCAAATCTATTTGGAGGTGTGTCATTTATAATAAGAGGTTTTGCTTCGATATCCCCGTCTTTCAAAATCCATATACATTTAATTTGATTTGGGAGTGGTGAATTTCCTATAAATATTACATACAAACTTTGATTAATTTCAATCAATCTGGGATCTTCGGCTTGTATTTCCGAACCCATAAGCTCTCTGTCATTTTTAGAATTCCAACTTTTATCAAATGTTTCTCTCATTAATCCAATGATACCTTTTTCACATACACGAACATATGTTATATAACCATCGGGTGTTGGGTGTACAGCTCTGAACATGCTATAGGTGCTCCCTTCCCAAGAATTGTCGTCATGAACGGCCTCTATTGGCGTTATATCTTTAATAAAATCAAACTTCATTAAAGAATATAGAGTAATAATCTTTAATGGACTTGAAAGGTAAAAGTGTCATAGTTGTTGGTCCCGCTGGGTATCTCGAAAACGAAGACAACACAGATTACATAAATAGTTTTGATATTGTATGTAGACCAAACGTCAGAATTAAAAATAAAAAATTATCATTTCCACCAAATACAGGTGACAGATGTGATATCATTTTTCATTCTGGTGGCTGGATGGGACAATCTTATGATATAGGAAACGGTCGAACTTCTGTTTATACAGAAAACGACGGTATATGTGAAAACTTGTTAAGAACATATAAATTAAACGGAATTAAACGTATTTTAATATGTTCGGATTGGAATCTTAGAATAATTAATGCAATGCGTATATGTGATTCGATTGGTATGCCTTGGTCTATTGTCAGTGTACCAAATAATAGATTCACTACGGGTTTTCATGGTCTTTGTGAGATAGCTATAAACAATCCGTCACGTCTTGCAATCAAGGGCTTCGATTTCTATCAAACAAATAATCGAGGTTATGAGGGATATTATGATGGTCATAGAGGTGATAGTGATGGTCACAATCATAAAGAATCTTTTGAATTTTTCATATATTCATTTTTACCTAAATTTAAAATAGAAATAGATAATCACTTGAAAAAATTAATTTTCCAATATTGTGGGTATTTTATAATGCGAGATGTTTTTACACCTGAATTTATAAATGATTGTGTACGTGAAATAAATCCCGTAGGTGTAAGAAACAAAAATATTGTGAATTTTACAAATTATCCAAAAACATTTTCATTAAAGGATAATCAAAATATACACGATAACTTAAAAGTTTTATTGGGTACATCTAACTATAGATTTTGTTCACATAATGATATTGGTATAAATCGTGTTACTGGGTGGCACAAAGATGTATTAAACAATCAATATAAGGTATATGAAACTATATCACCATTTGTTGAACACGAAAACCAAAAACATAATATAGTTAAGGTATGTATTTACTTACAAGATCATAGCCATGATGATAATGCATTAAAAGTTATTCCGCAAAGTCATTTACACGAAGACCTATTTAAATATAAAAACTCAATACAATTGAGACCATGTATAGGAGATGTTATTATATTTGATCAGAGAATAACCCATTGTGGTGCACATTCACATGTAAACGAACCACGTATTCTAGTAAGTTTCGGCTTTGGTGAAAATAATATATTTACAGATAATTTTGAAATGGGTACGATTAAAAGACAAAATGATCAATATAAAGAATAAGTTAAATTTTAATATAAATGACAGAGATTATAGCCGAAATTGGTATCAATCATAATGGTTCAATTGAATTATGTAAAGATTTGATTAATCTTTCTAAGATTGCGGGTATAAAATATGTAAAAATACAAAAAAGAAATCCTGATATATGCGTCCCCGAGCATCAAAAAAATGTAATGCGCAAAACGCCATGGGGTGAAATGACATACTTGGATTACAAAAAACGGATAGAATTTTCCGAAGAACAAATAAAAGAACTCATTGAATATAGTAAAAATTTGGGTATTGTATTTTTTGCGAGTGTTTGGGACATGGATAGTTTATATACGATGGCCAAGTACACTGATATAGTAAAGATACCAAGTGCACTTATTACAGATATCGAATTATGTAAAGCCGCAAGAGATAATTTCAAGTTGCTCATTGTGAGTACTGGAATGAGTTCCGAAGAAGAAATAGAAAATTGTGTCAATAATTGCCATCCAAATATTATTATGCATACAAATTCAACTTATCCATGTTCACCAGATGAACTCAATCTCAGATATATAGAATACTTGGAACAAAAATGGGGTAACGATGCTGTCATCGGCTACAGTGGTCACGAATATGGTATTGTCACTACATTTGCCGCTGTTGCGATGGGGGCAAAATGGATTGAGCGACATATCACATTAGATCAAACTATGTGGGGAAGTGATCATAAGTCGTCGATAAATCCCGAGGGGCTTATAAAGTTGGTGAGAGGTATCAGAGCGATTGACAGTGCACGAAAATACCCACCCGGACCAAGAATCGAATTTGCGTCGGAGATGGATAAAAAAAAGAGTCTTAGAAAGTAATATGGGAATAGTCATAGACGGTCGTATATGTCATGACAGAATAAGAGCACTCGAGGAGCTGGCTAACAGATACAAAGTCGAAAAATATATAGAAATAGGTGTGCACAACGGTTCCAGTATGTCATATGTATTACAATCTAACTACATAAAGGAATGTGTTGGTATAGATCCATTTGAAACCTTAAAAGACAAATCATCGCATTATATACACCAAGACTCTATAAATGAATCGAGATCAATAAAAAATATAGAAAATAATAATAAAAATTCAGCAAAAATAAAACTTATAAGGGGCTATTCGCAAGATGTATCTATAGATGACACAGATTTCGATATGTTATTTATAGACGGTGATCATAGTTATGAAATGGTAAAACATGATTATGAAAAGTTTGTTAAAAATGTTAGATCCGGTGGGATTATAGTATTTGATGATTTGCACCAATATGGCCCGGGTAGATTTTTTAAAGAATTAGAGAATGATACACGTGTTACAATTCATTCTATTATGTACGAAACTGAAGGTGTTGTTATTAAATTATAGACTTGATGTCCTCGTAATTATCTATATCTATATTATGTTTTTCTTCCATGACAAACGGATATGGTTTGTTTCCGAGTAAGCTTCCGGTGTAAACCACATTCGGTTTATATATATCGATATATCCGTTGTGTATATAACATTGTTCTAGCTTTTGACGTGGCATTTCACATAGATTAGGGTATAGGGGTTTAAGATCTTCGTCTTCTATAGTATACATTTTGAATGGTGTTTTCTTACATGGTATTACACTCCTTAGTGAAGTATATTCATTATTTACAATGAATGTCTTTATTGCATCATCTACCATTTCCGATGTTCGCAACGGCTGTGTTGGTCTTAAGTGTAATATATATTCTGGTATGTATCCAATTTTTTTATATTCTTCAAGTGTATGAAGTATAAACTCTATGTCTGTTGCATAATCCCCTGATATTTCTTTAGGTCTCAGAAATGGAACTTCAACGCCGTTTTTTCTTGCGATATCAGCGTATTCGGGTGAATCTGTAGATACAAATATTTTCATATATTCTGCATAGACTGAATTTCTAGCATGGTCAACGGAGTGTATAAACAACGGTTTACCCAGTACATTAAGTTTATTTTTATCGATAATACCTTTAGACCCGGATCTAGCTGGTATTATAACGAGAATCTTCATATACTTAAAAAGTAGCGCTACTTTTTAAGTATATGATCGTAGACTGCTTTACATTTTATAACGAAATAGAGATTCTAAAAAAACGTTTAAGATATTTAGATTCGATAGTTGATAAATTTGTTCTTGTAGAATCGACCGTGACACACAGAGGGGAATCCAAAGAATTGTACTACGAAAAACATAAAAAAGAGTTTTCTAAGTGGAATGATAAAATTATTCATATAGTTGTCGAAGACAATCCAGAAGACAAAAATCCGTGGTCAAGAGAAAACTTTCAAAGAAACTGTATCACTCGAGGACTTGAAGACATCAGCGATAACGATATCATCATGATTTCTGATGTAGATGAAATACCAGACAAGAGTATTGTAAAAATTCCAATGAATACACAGATTTGCTCTTTTAATATGACCGCATTTCAATATAACTTCAATTATATTCAAGTACATGAACCGTGGTTTGGTACTGTTATGACTACGAAACACACATTAAAAACATATACACCACAGAAGCTTCGTGAGATGCGTTGGTCTGTCCCATATTATAAAGACGCAGGTTGGCATTTATCTTCATTTGGTGATGAAACATTTGTAGCTAATAAGATTCATAATTACGCACATTGTCATGACGATGTTTCACAATATAAAAATAAAGAAATTTTTAAAAAATTTATAAAAGATGGTATACACGCAGATGGTAAAAATGTTTTGTCAAAAACACCAGAAGCTATATTGAATTCTCTACCCAAAGATATAATTTTCTAATACAATATATATATATCAGACATGTCAGCAAATAGATCATTTGACATAGCGCAAAAAGTTATTAGTGGGAAGATCGATCTTGAAATGCCACTGTGGACAGTTATATTCATAGGTATTGTCGCCGCAGGTTACGTGACGGTGACGTCTCTTGGTTTAAGTATTTACGACAATTGTAAAAACATGACAGAAGAGAGTAAAATGCATGACAACCTCAGGAAGTATCTATCATACACACTGACTATTGCGATCACAATACCTTTTACTTTGTTGTTTACAAAGATGTTTAGTAAAGATGCAGCGGCTTTTATATTTCTATATTCGGTCATGGGTGTTGTTGGTGGTGCTATTGCTATTAATAGTGCTAAAAAATGCGAAGGTGTCGAAGAAAGTAAGAGAACTTACTTAAGTGTCGCATTGGCTGGATTTTCTGCTGCTTTGCTTCTCTCCGGTTTTATGTTATACCCAAGAGCTAAGAAACGATTGTCATATGATTAATGTTTTTTAAATATATGGAAATACACTATAAAAACGTATAATTGTACTACTAGACTAAGTAATGAATATCCTATAAAAAACATAGAACCATTTCTATACTGATAAATCAACCAAAGTATGTTTATCAGTATTGAAAGTAACATAAACTCCACACTTCGATTAGACGGTTTATTCTTTATGATATCTTTATTTACTTCATCGACTTCCTTGTTCATTTGATATATACCAAGTATACTCGCTGCTGTAGCTAATGCGTTGTTTATATTCATAATAATATATGTATATAAAATAAACAAATGGAAGCTCTCCTCGAAAAATTTACAGGGAAAATTGATACTAATCTTGTGATCGCTCGTGTCGCAGAAATCAAGAGGAAATATATTGATGATGGCTTAACCAAAGCTGATATCCCACCGATTCTTGTTATATTAATGACAGAAGTCAATAAATTCAAAAAATTGAAGGGTGAAGATAAACGTGAACTTGTCATTGGCATCCTCAATCACTTGATTGAACAAATTGATAAGGGTGAAGAAGACAGTGAATTTGAAACTGTTCTTAAAACTATGGTTCCGAGTATGGTTGATAGCTTTTCTGTGATGCTAAAGTTGAATAAAGTTTTCTGTTGCTTCAAATAGAGAATGAAGTTTCCATCATTGGAAACAATGATCACCCACGGTATTTACACTGTGAAAGAACTCGAACGTTTCTCGAGAGGTCTTATGCCCAAAAAGAAAATATCTATCTTGAATGAATGTAATGATTGTGCGTTTGTATATGTAGGTAGTACCTGTGATAATTGTCACGACTTAATAACTAAACCAAGAGCAGATTCCAAATTATTGTGACTTCTCTGAAGAGGTTTATTACGTTTTAACTTGAGAGCACTATTGCTCATTTTACTATTCTTTATTTCATCCATCTTTTTTGTGTTTGAAACAAAGGGTATCACTATCTCCGGTACAGGTATCTGATTAATTTCCAATTTTTCTTCCTCTTTGTCAACTAGAACATTATTTCGAAATTCTTCAATTGTCATACCCCCACCAAATTCCACGAGCTCATATCGATTTGGTGCCTTCTTTATATGACCAATTTTATTAAATAATCTTTTTCTCATTGTTATTAAGTTTCCGCATATAATACCACCACGGGTTATACCGTATTTGTCGATAGCATACGCCTTCATACAACTCCAGGAGCAGAATGTACCGGACGTATGAAATACATTTCGAAGTGTATCGTACTTGTGGGGTAACTTTAGTGTAGGTGTATCAAAATCATGACAACACCACCAACACCAAGTCATATTATAAAAAAATATCTTTAATTCTTTAAATAAAATGTAATGATATATAAATGAGAATAGAATCTCTGATATTGATTGGTGTTATTACTATCATATTCTTGTTTATAAATTATAACATGATCCGTGATAAATCCAAAAGAGAAAAAATTCAAAAGAAAATTTTTATATCTTATTCAATTGAAAAACATAGAGAAATCAGAGACCGACTATTACAGATTGATTATCCGGCTCTTGGAATTTCTGGACAAGGTGTACTTGACGAAATCAATAATATATTAACCGAAACACCCGAAGAAGAGGAGGAAGAAGAGGAAGAAGAGGAAGAAGAGGCATTACAGTGTTTAATTTATCCCGACAGTTCTGGACATTGTTTGAGTGGAACACTAAAAGATGTTAAAACTGGTTGTTGTGAACTTCCGGATGAAAAAAAACCAACCAAATTTCAAAAAGGTGTCACAATGACACAAGATATTTTATTGGGTATGATCTTAGAAGAATTGGCTGTGGGAATTTTAATCAGACTTCCTATTTTACTAAGACAACTTGCTAAAGTTGGACTTAGAATGACAAGTAGAATTGTAGCTCTCGCTTCTCAGCGGTTAGCTCAAAGTATATCTCGGGCGGCTGCGCGGATAGGAGCCAAAACAGCCGGAAAAACATTTTTAAAATCCTTGGCGTCTGCATCTGTTTCTGGACCAGCTGCATTTGCCTTACTTGGTGTTGAATTAATTGCAGCATTTGGTGATATAACCGATGCGTCTGGGTATGGTAGTTATACAGAATCAAGTGCGATTGATAAGATGAGAGATATCCTTGATTTTCAAATGCAAAAAAGTACGCAACAACCAGCCGCAGGTGAAGAATCTCGTATGTGGCCGTGTCTAATGCCAATCGGACTTTTATATGAGGATGAATTTGGAAAAGCGTACGAAGAAACAATCACAGACTATTTTACGGGCGTCGTTCAAATGATATTAACAGATGAAAACAATTCGTTCGGTGATACAATTATAGGATCTCTTATATCAACGGCTTTTAATAGTCAAAATGAATTTGTTGAGCAATACGAATTACCCGAAGATCAAACAGACATATTAATGAATGAGGTTGAAAAACTGATGATGGGTGACAATACATTATCACAAGAAGATAACAACCTTAGAATACAAACACGTGATTTAACCTTATTCACAAAGCTATCTAAACTTGTAGATGACCCCACAAAAATAGCTTTATACCCCGAATTTTCAACACGTTCTCAATTTGGTATTTCACTTTCACAAAAAGCAGTTGATGATTGGAACGAACAAAATTATGATAACTATTTAAAACAAAATCCCAAAAATATGCCCACTGTCCCCAAACCACAAATAGCTTGTTATTATGGTAAAGAGTATAGGGCTTTAAACACATCCAATCCTGGCACAACGGAAAATCCAAATATGGTTAAAAAATATTTAAATAATTCGGCACCGTTATGTGGTATGTATGGTATTTTGGCTCATTTGTGTGCGGGGGATAAGGCTTCGCAAGGACTTTTTGAAATATCAGCAAATCCAAATTCGTCACAATTTCCTCAAAAATACGGTGTAACATTTGATTTTAATAACATGCAATGTCGATATACAAATAGTTACTGTCAGCGGATGGGTCTCGATTTCAATAGTAACATGGAAGAATGTAGACTGAGACCAGGGCAACAAGGGGCAGAAACTATTTTTGGGGAGAGTATGGTAAGAGGCCCCATACGTTCATGGGTAAATGGGAGTTCATTTATAGAAAACAATTTAGGTATAGATGGTGAAATTGGAATGGGTGTATTTTTAGCTATGACCGCTACAGGGCCAGCTGGTTTGGTAGTAGCTGCCGCTTTTATTTTGGGACCATTATTAGTTGACCTTACAAAAACTATAGCAGGTAATTTCAAAGATAAAAAAATTCCCGAACAAATAGAAAATACAGTAATTTATGAGAGAATAAATTTAAATAATAAGATAAAAGATGAGGAATTTAAATTTTTATATGACTCAGATAGAAATAAATATTTTATAAGTGAACCTATAAATTTCAGTGTTTAAAAAAAAACTATTGACACATATTAGTTATGATAGAAGTCGTTTATATTTTTATGGTATATCTAATCATAACAATTACTGTATTTTTCAGTACGAGATATAAAATTATATCAGGTGACGAATTGAATAAATTGTATGATGAAGAAATACTAAAAAATAAAGTAATCGAAGAAGCAGAGACTGCATCACAAGAAACACAGAACCTCATAAACAACACAAACAATCTCACAGATATTTACGATGGTAGTGGTGAAAATATTTCAGCTGAAAATTCGGTATCAAATATCGTGTATGAAACAATGACAACAGAAAACCCACGCACTAATGAAACTACAGAAGAAGATTTTAAAAGAAGTTTAGTTCAGAAATTCCTACAACCATATTCGGAATTTGAAAATAACGATGATTATAGACTTTGGTCTTTGTTACAACCAAATAATGAAGAATTATTCACAGGATCTAGTAGGTTATATATAGAAACAACTAATGGTACAAAACTTTATCTAAGATCTCAAGATAAACGATACCTTACTGTAAACTTTTTCGAAGCCCTAGAAACTTCCTATACAAAACCAAATAAAGGATGGTACTTTTTAGACGGAGGTCAAAATGAAAATGAAATAATTCCACCAAATACACTCAAAATTATTTTATCCCAAAGTCGAACACTTCAATTATCGAGTAAAATTTTATTAAAAGATAAAACCATTAAGATGGTCAGAGATGCATCAAACGAAGAATTACAAAATGCATTCTTCTATTTAAAACTAGAACAAGCTCGTTTTGAAGTTGGTGAAATGCTTCCATTTACACAAAACTTCAAAGAAAATACAAGGTTTGTTATAAAATCAACAAATGGATATCTATCATACTTTGATATAGAATTTGAGGTAGAAGAATCCAATGAAAATGTTTCACGTATAGGTGGGTTTTATTTAAAAAATGTGGATGGTGAATTCATGACAGTTGATACACAATATGATAGTGCTACACGTGGTAATATAACGTTTACTCCAAGTGGTACTCTACTTTATATGTTTACGGATATTAATGATAAAACTATTTGCAGACTATCAACAAGAAATGATACATTTGGTCTTTATTTGACACATTTTAACACATTTAATCTGTATAATAGAGATGGTGATATAGCAAACCTCGAAAATACAGGGTTTTATTTTCATTTAATACAGAATGATTATAAAAGACCATTGTTGTATCCAACATGTGGTGAGTTCCCAATTGAAGCTGGTGGTAAACGAAAAGTAGAATTATGGGACAAAAAATGTCACATTGCATGTAACGATATACGTGAACCTCAAAGAATAGAACAAGAACGTGGTTCGGAAGGACCTTGGTTTAGAGACTATGAAACAAATGAAAATGATGAAATAACAGGTGGGTTGTGTAAAAGATATGGCGAGTGTCCTAAAAATTTCAAACGAATTGGGGCGGTGTGTTACCAAGATTGTTCATTAAAAGGACCCGGGTGGTTCAATGGTAGTTTGGTGGAATGTGCAAAATGCGATCCAGGGTGGGGTAGCGACGGTGGACTCCTTTGTAAACAAGATGGAGCAAAATGGTATGAAGTATTTACCGGTAAGTATAAACCATGGAGCCAACGTTCCACGCGTAAGTCTGAAGGATGGACTGGTGCACGAATTTATACAAGTGATATAGTAAATACCACGACTGGTATGGATACAGTTAATACCGATCATAGGAGAGTTCCTACTGCGACAGACACACAGTGTACGGATGGTGGTGAACTTATATATATAGACAGTGCGGGTAAATATTATGATAAAAACGCAATTAATCCAATGGATACAAATTATACACTCATGTGTAAACAACCTTGTCACAACAATTTATATGATGTAAATTCCGAGGATGATAGTGTTTGTTCCAGAAAAAATTTTAAAATATCATCGAGAGAAAATTTCTGAGCCTAATGTAATATGGGTATATTTGGTGCTATTGATAATGTAGCTGATGCAAGTAGTGACATTCTGACATCGGCTGTCAAGAACATGGATGCAGGTGCATTATCCACTGCATTTAGGAATATAGATGTTAGTGATATTTCTACAATTCTTAAAAAGATAGATACGACTGCACTTACAAAGGCAATTAAGAATATACCAGACGACACTCTTTCATCTATAATGAAAACACTTGACGATGCCAATTTGTCACGTGTTACAAAAAATATGGACCCCTCGCAATTAGACAACCTCAAAAGATTAGATGATTTTGGTCCAGTAGCTACTAAACTTGATAACATTTTTGATGCTAGTACAAATATTAGTAAACGTTTTACATCTGGAACTACTAAATTTTGTAAAAAGAATCCTATAATGTGTGCATCTCCATTTGTATACGGGGGAATGAAGTTTTTAGACAAACGTGCACAAGATAAACTCGATGAAGAACGAGAAAATGATGTTAGAGAATGTATAAGTCTTTGTCTACCCGGTGGTTGGGATGAGTATGAAGATGGTGAGTATGAACAAGATGATTTGGAATATAAAACAAAAGAGGACTTTGAGTATTTATTGGGTGATAATGAAAATTCTAGTATAAAATGGGATGAACAACCATTGTGTACAGAAACAGATGGTGATTGTGGTGATTTCTGTACTAAAAAATGCGAAGAAGTTTATCCACCAAGAAAAGCACCATGTAGTATTACAAACCCAGGTGGCTGTTTACCTGATAATCCACTTGATCCATCGCAATGGATTGAAAAATTGAAAGAAGCATTAAACAAGATGTTTGGTGGTTTGTTTAATACAGACTATCTGTTATATGCGTCATGTTGTTGCTGTTGTATTATATTAATTATGATATTCACGAGTATGAGTTAAAGATATAAAGATCCTTTATTTATATGATACTCAGTATAGACGTGGGTATACGTAACCTCGCATTATGTTTACTTAACGAAACCTCACAATCAATTGTTGAATGGGACGTATCTGGTGTACCCCCTGAACACAAAGATGGTATTTATGTTTCTTTAAGAAAACACCTCGACGAAAGACCATGGGTTCTTTCAGCCAATACAATTCTCATTGAGAAACAACCGGATCGTAATAAAAAGATGATTTCGGTAATGCACTTTCTACATGCATACTTTATTATAAAATGCCCAAATGCTGAAACTATTATTTATGATGCCCGGCATAAGATCCCAGATGTCGCTGGTCCGGGTAGATCACAATATCTAAAAAGAAAGAAGGTTTCAATTGAAAGATGTGAAGAATTTATTCGTTCTACTCCTGTCAATACACATTGGTTGAATGTATTTCTTATTTCGAAAAAGAAAGATGACTTGGCCGATACCGTTATGCAGGCGCTAAGCTTTGTCAATAGAATTGAAGTAAAAGTCACTAAAAAGCCCAAAAAAACAACAAAACTCATCCCAAGAAAACCGAATGAAAATCAAAAAAGAACAAAGTATTCAAAATCAAATTTAGCTTGGATTTACCTTCATGATATAGACCACACAACAACGAAGCGTTTTGAAAAAGATCTCAAAAGATATTATAGGAATATCGATGACTTGGTGAAGGACGTTGATAAGTAATTTTATCACAAAGGGTCTATTTTGTAATTTAGATTTAAAGAAATATAACGATTACTATACAAACGGAGAACTTAACAGTATGCTACATTAACGGTGAAAGGAATAGTGGAACCAATTTTTTATATATGCTTATGAGAAAGCATAGAGTTCCTGTATTTGATGGATTATGTGTTGGACAACTATCACTATTATGGAGACATGGATACCCCTCAAAAAAAACAAAATTAATAGCCGGTAAAGTCGTTAATATATTAATAATAAGGGATCTCGACGAATGGCTCGTTTCAATGTACCATACACCTTATTATTTATATGTAGATAGGACATATACATTGGGTGTATTTTTAACTGCAAAACAAAAACTATCGGGTGAGAGTGATGTTCCAGTAAATTATAAAAATAATAAAGTATTAAATTACACCGATGAAAATAAAACTATATTTGAGATAAGATATAATAAAATTAAATCATATTTGAATTTTTTTAATAAAAATGAAAACGTCGTGATTGTTCGTCTCAAGTATTTACAAAATGAGCAAAATTGTGTTCATTTCATGCAAAAACTATCGGAAAAATATGGATTAAATATAGATGAATTTCATGGGTGTATTAATGAACATACAAAAACAAACGAACCAGGTCTAAAAAATAGAGTACATCCAATTAAAATCACACCATTGGATCGTTGTATTATTAATATGTTTAAGAACAAAGACATCGAAGATTATGTGAGTAATTTGACATTTGAAATGAGTTAAGGATTTAGGATGACTAAGAAATAGAATAGTATGGAAAAACATGTTTTGGATCACGGATTTGTACGCTTGGTTGATCACATGCCGAGACAAGATATGGACACATCAATCGTCCAAGCGGCCAGAGTCAGTTATGGAGATGGGACTAAAACAACAAGAGGAGACCGAGGACTTCTCAGATACTTGCTTCGACACTGGCACACGACGCCTTTCGAAATGGTGGAATTCAAGTTTCATATCAAAATGCCCATCTACATCGCCCGGCAACATTTTAGACATAGAACAGCCTCGGTCAACGAACTCTCCGCCCGCTACTCCGTCGTACCGAAACAGTACTACAACCCCGGAGTTTTACGAGGTCAGTCTCAGGTGAATAACCAGGGATCCGAGGGTGTCGTGGACATTGATGAGAGTAATATCGAGCAAATTAACGAACATTTAGAACATTCGTTTGATTTATATGAAAACCTTCTTGAGGAAGGTGTTTGTCGAGAACAAGCACGGGGTAACCTTCCTCAGTGTACGTATACTGAATTCTATTGGAAGATCAATCTTCATAATTTAATGCACTATCTCCGTCTCCGCATGGATGACCACGCACAAAAGGAAATACGAGATTACGCTGTAGCCATATATGATCTTGTCGAACCCCTTGTCCCAATCACGATGGAAGCATTTAAGGACTTCCGTCTTAATGCAATGCATCTCACTGGTCCAGAGATTGAGGCTCTTGCCAATGGTACCCCGATTGATTCGCCAGGGGAGAGGAGAGAGTTCGAAGAAAAATTGAGACGCTTAAAAATTAAATGTCCTTAGAATATATCATATCAAATGTTTTCAATTACAACCCCTATTACTTTTGCTGCGAAGACCAACCGTTTCAAGAAATTTGGTAAAAAAATGAAGAAACGAAATGACACCGACGTGAGTAAGATCCGTGAGAAGTTGACGGATATTAGCCGCGATGAACAAAGGCGTGTGAAGGAAATCTTTAAGGAACATCAAGAATTTTTCAAGGGTTCCCCAAAGAAAGAAGAAATCATGATCGATTTCTACGAGAACTAAACGCAAACCATAGTGTACATAAAACAAACCCCATAGCCAGGGGTGTATCGTCAAATTGATGCGCCATGAGGGCGCTTACTATACTATATTGCACCATGCGTATTTCATCCCGTGTTTTAGACATAGATCTTTTCATGGATGCTTTGGATTTCTCCAAACCCAAAACAGCCGTACTTATATTCCGTATCTTTGAGGGCATTTCCGCCGTCTTCATGATAGCTTCCTGTATATTTACGGATTCTACAAATTGTTGTGTAATCATTGGTTCCAAATATGTAAAATAGTTGAATTCTGGATCTAATTGTACACATATTCCCTCAATAAGAGAAAACGATTTTGCTAAATATATAAAACTCGTTGGTACCATGAACGGTTTTTCAGACGCAAGTTGTATAGCTATATCATCATTTATTATATTTGATCCATCAAGGGTTTCGAGATAACTCAAAATTGTTTCAAAAAAGAGTTCTATATCGGTAAGATCCGATGTTCTTGGTATAATAATACCAATATTTACAAGAACTTGTACAATCCCCTTTGTATCCTTATCTATTATACAACTAAAAAGTTTTTTGAATCCATCTCGAAGTTCTTCAGATATGTCTATAATAACTCCAAAATCATAGAAGACTAACTTACCCTTTGATGAAAATCCCAAATTACCTGGGTGTGGATCACCGTGGAAAAATCCCTTATCCATAGTTTGAATGACGTAGGAATTAATAAGAGCTTCACAAATCTTCTTTTTATTTACATTTGGATCTGTGAGTTCTGTGAGTTTTTGTGATTCCACATATTCCATGACGATGGTGTCATCTGTACAAAATTCAGTATACACTTTTGGAACTTTAATCCACTTAATATCTTTCATATTTCTACGAAATCTAATGGCATTTTCAATTTCCATGGTATAATCCGATTCATTTAAGAGATATTCTATAGATTCATTGAGAACCATCTCCGAACTATTACCGGTATCAACACCTATCATCTCCAAAAAACGAACAACTTCCCGAACTGTATCTGTATCAGATTTCATAATATTATATATATTTGGTCTTTTGATCTTGACTATCACGTCTTTACCATTTTTTAATTTTGCACGATGAACTTGCCCAATGCTTGCAGATTTGAATGGTATGGGTTCGAACTCTTGATACACATCTAAATTTACAACATCTTGGACGTGATCATAATCTACAGGGGGGACGTTATCTTGTAAAGACTCGAGTTGTTTTGTGAATTCAGGGGGGTACAAGTCAGCTCGTGTAGAAGCAATTTGACCTAATTTTACAAAAGTTGGACCAAGTTCTAAAAGTTGATCACGTGTCCAAGATCCAAGTTCTGCCTTGTCTTTTATGTACGCATTTTTCAATACAAATTTGGCAGCAAATTTCCAAGTCTTTACTTTTTGTGGTGAAGGAGGTTTCAGTGGTCTATGAATTGCTGTGCATAGCATCCTACTCTGTGAGGATATTTTAATTTTGAATATTTTTCTTAGGTTGAAATTATCTATATAGATATTAAATGTGGAGAGTGTTTGTAATCTTGTATATATCATATCTTATTTTAGGTCCTCATTGGATTTCAAATATTATACAAAATAAACCTTTACACATTGTTGACTCCCCAAAAGAACTCTTCAGAAGATCTGTATTTATATCTTATATTTCTCTTTTATATACAGCTTGGTTTTTATATAAACCCAATTTCTCAACTCTTGTGAATGCCTTAATTCTTTCAGGAGCAGCTACAATAGGATTTTATACAAAATATGGACCAGAAAAAATACCAATGCATATATTTTTGAATTTATTTTTGGTCATACACGGTTATAGATTTTTAGATAAACAAACAATAACAACAATACTATTAGTAATATTTTATGCAGCTACACAATCGAAATTATATCTTCCCAAATAATAGATGAAAGTTCATATCATTGGTGCAGGACCAACGGGTATGTCCATAGCATGGGAGCTTTCCAAACTTAAACAACATGATATAACAATATATGATAGAAAACCTTCAGCAGGTGGTTCGTGGTGGGAACCCAATTTAGAAGAACGAGACCTACACGCACATCGTATTGTATTTGACAATGCATTCATTAATACACGAACACTTTTCAAGGAAATGGATATCCAATGGGACAATGTCTTTGAAAAAGTTGAGGGTGATGTGTATTCATTTTTGTTCAAACAATTTTCATTGAAAGATTACCAAGTGCTTGCGTCTCTCGCTACACGTGTAATACTAAATCCATCAAAATATAAAAGTATCTCTCTAAAAAATGCATTAGGTAAACTCTCAAAAAATGGTGAAGCAATATTATCACATATTACATTGATTATTGATGGCGTCACATGGGATGTTATGTCAGCCTATGAATTTATACGAAGTTTTGATCATGTTGGCTTATCCTCACAGTACACACAAAAGATTTCAGGTAAATACATGTGCGACAAAATGCAAAAGGCACTTATGAATGTTGGTGTAAAATTTCAATTTGACAAACATCTATCAGATATTAAATATCTCGAAAATGAATACTCTGCGACATTTGAAAATGGTACACGCATAGTAAATGACGGTCTTTTGTTATTATGTGTAGATAATAGCAAAGCTTTACACCTCATAAAAGATAATTGGGGTGAAGATGCAAGTAAAAAGATAAAGTATAGCACTTATGGATGTATTAATATTCTATTAGACTATGAGAAAGAAATTACACTGGACGATGATCTTAAAATTACAATAGAAACACAGTGGAATTTACAACCAGTTGTTTTATCAGATAAAAAAACCATATCATGTGTGATATGTGATCTAACCGACGAGATTCTAAAAACAAACCCGGACGATTTAGTTAAGGGTATTATTAACCAACTCAATATTTCACAACCTAGAAATATACGAATTGCATGGGGATGTCACTGGAATGGTACCAGTTGGGAATTTGAACAGTCTTCGGGTGTCTTAAGTCTTATGGGGCAAGTGCCTTTTTGGGGTAAGTCAAATAATGTCGCACTGTGTGGTATGATGTCCCCACGAAACACACCCTACTCAAGTTTAGAAGCAGCCATAGAAGTCGGTAAACGTTTCACACATGAAAACTTCGGCACGGAGCCCCCATTAGAAACACTCTTAATCACACACGTTATATTATTACTTATAGTTTTAATGTTTATATTTATATAATGAAGATAAACTGTCAGATACATGAACCCATGTTCGACTTTAATAATAAAAAATATATTCGATTAATTATTCCAGATGATTGTAAAGAAATAATTAATAGAATTCATCAAAATAAAAATCACATTATAAAAAATTCTAAAATCGATAATCCACTCGATGGTAACATATTAACAATTAAAGTTCCATTCCGATATAGGAGAGTAATGTGTGAAGTGAAAGGTAATCCAGTTCAATCTCTTATAAGGGGTGATACAGTTAATGTTAATATTGAATATACAGGTGTATGGAATATCGGTGATTATAGTGGTCACAGCTGGAAAATGATATCTATTCTTTCTTCTCTATGACTTCTTCTTCTTCACCCTCTCCCTTCTCCGGGATTTCAACATTCTCCAAACCAGCTTCTTGAAATCCCTTAAAAACACGAAGAGATCCTTGAAGTCTAAAAATTTCTTGAGTCAATTCTTCAAGTGATTGTTCGATACGCTTAATATTTTCAATTACGTTAAGGGTCGGCATTTTATATATAAAAATAGAATCATTTCTTTAAATATCATGTATAAAGTTACCGTGTTATATTAAATAAATGCTTACACGTAGTGGATATCTGGTAAGTGAAGGACCCATTCAAGAGATTAAAAAGGAACTTACTGTAAGACCTATAATAAATAATGAGTTTGGATTTCCTCCGCCGCCTTTTAGAATTTACAGAAGTACTAAGAAGGGAGTGTGCGTTCCAAGATTCTATGGAACCACTAAACTTGGTCAACCAGTTCACGACAAACGCCCCGAACCCATCAAAACAAATATTCAATTCCACGGAATACTTAGAGACACAACCCACCAAAATGCCGCACTTGATGCAGCTATTAAAGCCGGTCATGGGGTTCTCAGTTTACCATGTGGATACGGAAAAACCACAGTATCCCTTGCTATAGCTTGTAAATTGGGATATAGAACAATGATTGTCGTCCATAAACAATTTTTGGCAGATCAATGGAAGGAGCGAATTCGGCAATTTTGTCCAGGTGCAACTATAGGTGTCGTACAACAAGACAAAAAAGAAGTGGAATGTGATTTCGTTATCGCCATGCTTCAATCACTATCTCTCAAGGAATATAACTTTGAAGATTTTGATACTATAGGGACCCTCATAGTCGATGAAGCGCATCATATATGTGCAAAAGTTTTTTCACAGTCATTATTTAAACTGTGTCCAAAGCATATATTTGGCCTCTCTGCAACCCCCGAAAGAAAGGACGGTTTAACCAAAGTACTTCATTGGTTTATGGGACCCACCTTTTTTGCAGTTGAACGAGAAAATCAAAAACAAGTAGAAGTTTTTCCGATCGTCTATGAGAGTGATATGTTCAAAAATCCACCACCATGTACTCGTTTTGGTAAAGTTTCATTGGTAAATATGGTGACTCTATTAATTGAAGATAAATGTAGAAATACGATTATAGTAAACTTATTAAATAAATTGATAAAAACAACGAGACAAATATTAGTATTAAGTGATAGACGATTTCATTGTGAATTTTTACATCAATGCTTTCCTCAGAACTCTGGATTGTATATGGGTGGTATGAAAGAAGTGGATCTCCAAGAATCAAGTAAAAAAAGGATCATTTTTGCGACGTTTTCACAAGCACACGAGGGACTTGATATACCAACTCTCGATACTGTTATTTTAGCTTCACCCAAATCTGATATCGTACAAAGTATAGGTCGTATTATGAGAGAGACGAAAGGAAAGAAGAATAATCCACATATTTATGATATTAAAGATGAATGGTCTATTTTAGTTGCGATGTACTATAAAAGATTGAAAGTATACAAAAACGGTGGATTTAACATCCATGGGAAAAACATAGAAGACACCAAAACAGACTTTCCTCAGGGAAAGTGTCTGTTTTTATAATCTGTATATTAAATAAATGTCGGCGGCATTAGTTCAATTGGTATCAAAAGGTGCTCAAGATGTTTACATTACAAACAATAATGGTATATCACTTTTTAATCTGAAATATAAAAGACATACAAATTTTTCTCATGCACCAAAATTGATAAAAGAAGTGACATCCGTCGATAATGTCATTAAGATTCCCGTTTATGGTGATCTCTTAAATGCAATGTGGTTTGAGGGTGAAGATATGATAACTAAATTTCAGGGGGCACGATTTAATCTTTATATTGGGGGTGTAAAAGTCGATTCACATTCATTTGAATACTTATCTGATATATGGCAAAACTACTTGGCAGAAAATTTTGTAAAAGCTATGGAAATTATTAATAGAGTTTCTGTTGCAAATAACCGTTTCATACCATTACACTTCTTCTTTTGTGATAACGACATGTACTTACCTCTCGTAGCTTTACAATTCCATGAAGTTGAAGTAAGAATCGAATTCGCCCAACAGGATGTATCTGGTATAAAATGTTATGGAAATTATGTGTTTTTAGATACCGAAGAAAGAAATAAATTTTCAGAAACACAAATGGATATCTTGATTACACAAGTTCAAGAAAACATCTTTGATTTAAATGAAACAGACACACTATTAGATTTAACAACATTAAATCACCCAATTAAAAGTATATTTTTTGGTTATGGAGCAAATAGTCCGATCATAGAAGATGATTTTCTAACATTTGATACAGCCGATATGTATTTAAATGGAACTGTTTTATTTGAAAATATGTCACCGTTGTATTTTCATATTGTGCAAAACTATTTACACTCTAAATGTGGTGCGATCAATTTTGTCGAAACTGAAAATTGTCCAATGTATACGAGATATTATGCATATCATTTCTGTAAAAATGCATCAGAATATAAACCAACTGGTACATGTAATTTTAGTCGTTTAGATAGTGCTAAAATTTCAGTAAAAGGTTTTAGAAGAGGTACACTCAGACAAAATGATAATGATGTAAAAGTGTTCGCATTAAATTATAATATTCTTCGTGTCAAGAACGGAATGGCTGGTATTTTATTCGCAAGTTAATATATATGGGTGTACCTATAGGTGATGTTGCTCGTGTAAGTCAGGTTTTATTGGCACAACTCCAACAGAGTCGTGACACCTCATCAGGTCGCACGGGGGTTTCGGGTGTCTTATCACAAGATAGCCTCAGTACAGCACAAATACAGTCATCTGGTAATGTTGAATCTATAGATGGATTTTTTAAGGGTGATGGGGGTCTTCTAAGTAATGTGGTTGTAGGACTTCAAAGGGTTACAGAAGTTGGTAATATTACAGATAATACGCTTATAAATATAAATAAAACAAGATCACAAGTTAATTATTCACCGTGTGTATTACAGGGATTGATTTTACCACAATATGTAGCACGAGCAAATGAAACTGGTTATAATCTAGGTGGATACACTGCAATAGCATCAGATTCTGCGGGTACAACCATCGTTTTGACGTATGGTAATTATTTTAGAACGTTGCGCATCGACCCAAATGATAAGCGCATAATATTAAGTTCATTTGATGTATCCGACTCTGAACAATTTGGTAACTATGCGAAATTAAGTAATAACGGTTTACGCCTTTTATTGAAAACGTCGTATGGTAGGGTTAAATTATATAATCGTTGGAGTACCGCTGTACAATGGGAATTTTCAGGTAGTATATATGATAATAATAATGACGCCGGGGCTGGGCCCTTCAATAGTAACATAGGATTTGGTGCAAGTATTGATGCGGATGATAATCTTACTGTAGTGGTTGTTGGGTGCCCTCATTTCGACAAAGTATATTATCCTAATTACAACACCGCCGTTTTTGAGTTTGAAGATTGGGGTATGGTAAAAATATATTCTGTTGGTAATTCTGGTAAAACTATTAGTTTTAATGGAGAAAGACAAGCACCAATTGAGGCGCGTCAATTTGGTAGAAACGTGGCTGTAAGTCGTGATGGTAGTAAAGTCATAGTAAACAATTATATATATGACTTGGTCTCATGGGGGTTGATACGTACCATCGGTCGTGAGAGTGGGAATATGAAAATTTCAAATGATGGGACGGTTGCGATTATTGATGACAAACTGCATAAATATATAGACCCCACGGTCGGTTGGACGTATGATATATTATCCGGTGTTACTGATATCACATCATCCAATGCAACTTTTAAAGCTTCGGGCATCGACATAATAAAGTATGAGTATTATGCTGGTAGTGAATGGACGAGTAGTACCGCATATTCACATCTTAACAGTGATGATATTATTCACATATCAGAGAATGGTTCGACAATCATTACATCGAATGATAATACGTTATCAATCGTGGATATTTTAGATGGAGACGGTTTCAGTGTGGGAGATATGAATGCATCAAAATACTACGGTGACGGTGGAACACTGTCTAATATTCTAGTCGGTAATGATATTTTTATGTCTAGTGTAAATTATAACTCGGCAAATGTCTATGGTTCGAATACATTTAATCTTCATGTGACAGATACAGTAACAACACCAAGCGGGGCTACCCTTATGGCCACAAATTCTACAGCGACTCGTGTAGTTGTTACACATTCTAGATCAATTATATTACCGTATATATATGATTATGATGGAACGAATTGGGTCAACACAACACAATTGACATCGTCTCTTTTTCCGTCAAGCCCTGGTAGTAGTATATTTGACCTCGATATATCGGGTGACGGTCAAACAATCATATTGGTTGATGGTTATTATCTCTATGTATGGAAATACAATGGATCTATTTGGATAGAAACACGCTATGACACAGGTGGTGAGGGGGCGTATTATTGTAAAGTTAGTGAAGATGGTAATGTTATTTTGGCTTGTAATCAGCGTAATGGAGGACCTTATGATGGACTCATATATTCATTTATAAATGGTAGCTATACAGGTACATTTAAACCATCCTCAACTCAAACTAATGACCGTTTAGTTCTGGTTAAAATGAATTATGACGGTACCAAAGTTATGCTATATGATAACGATTGGACAGGTACAAATCAAGGAAATGGTCGAGTATATATATTTACACGCAATGGTACTTCTTGGTCACAAGAACATCAGGTTAATGTTGGCCCGGGTGTAGCAGCATATACTTCTATAAACCAAGATTTTACAGTTTTTTCATATTCATCTGGACCCCTTTATATATATGAATATAAAGAT